GACCACCTGACGGCTATCCGGAATGATCGCCCCGGACATCAAAAGTACCTCGTTGACGATGCCGCGCTCCCAGTCATAGATGCGGGACGGGGTCTCCGTGGTCAGGATGATTTCGACGGACCTGGTTGCCTCGTCGATCGTTGCCGGCCCGTCGGGCCTGCTGGGCGCAATGGTTGCGGACCGGTAATTCATCGCAACTTTCTTACTTTTCGGCATAGGTCAGTCCTCCTTCATGATCGCGGCGGGGTTGCCGGCCAGCGCCGTACCCACCTTTGACAGGTCAAATTCCAGTCCATATTCTTTCGCCAGGGCTATCGCCTCCGCAATCTCCCTGTAGATATCCTCCAGATCCCGGCTGCGTTCGCGTGCCACTTCCTGGGGGGATTTCAGCATGGCGCGTATAGCCTCGACCTGGCCCTTTGCTTCCCGCAGAGGATCAACGGCATCCATGCCGGGGGGCTGCCATTCACTCTCCCAGTAATGGCGGGGATTCTGGAAGTAACCGGGCAGCTTTACCTTTTCGGTCATCACGGCCCAATCCAGAGCCGTCCGCTGTGTGGAGAGCCCGAATTGTCGGATATGCCGGATGGAGATCGGGCGGAGCTGCTGCTGGAAATCGTTCCGGACGATCCGGGCCGTGCTGAAATTGAGCCCCTGGTAGTCGCCCGTCAGAATCTCATAGGGAACGCCGGATGTAACGGAAAGCATGGTAAGCAGCAGACGCACGAACGGGGTAAAGGTGGTGCCGGGTCGCTCCGATTTTGCCAGTACGATATCGTCGCCGGCCTTGAGATATTCGACGATCGCGTTCTCCATATCCTCGATGTATCTTGTGACGCCGTCCGTCCCGGTTTCCTTTGTCACCGTGCCGACTCCCAGGCCGTTCAGTCCCTGGCCAAGGCCTGGTTTTTCCTTTTTGATAAACGCCAGGAACTTCGCGGCAAACTTGGCCCCGTCGATCTCCGCGCCCATGTAATCGTGCAGATCATGGGCAAGAAGCACACCGGGGGCCAGCCGCGTCATGCCGCGCAGTTGCTGGGGGCGTTGCGCATCGAAACCGTGTATGACCTGGTCGGCCGGAATACGCACCGCATCCCCGCCGTAGTAGGGATCCTGGAACCAGTAAGCCATGACTCGGCCGGTCCGCTTTTCGTATTCGATGCCCTGGCGGGTTTCTGTTTCGCCCGGCTGGGCCGATATGCCGATTCCTCCGGCGCCGTAGCTGTCATGCGAGGATGTCAGCCAGTTCGCCTCATAAATCTGCAGGGCGAAGGGCAGATAGCGGTTTCGATCTTTCGACGCAACCTTGACAATGAGAAATTCCCCGGTTTCCGCTTCCTGGCGCTTTGCCAGGCGCATGATTTCATAATAATGCAGTTTCCCGGCGGCATCGGCTTCGTCCGCCCACCACTTGAAGGCGTCCTCGATGACCTGGTTCCGCTTTTTGTCCAGTTTGCCGTTAGACAGCTTGACGCGGCTCTGATAGATGATGCCGGGTCCAACCGTATAATCGACGATAGTGTCCAGTGCCCGCGCGAAGTAGGGGAAATCCCTGGTAAGCTGATTCACGCGGGCCCTGATGGCAGGGGAAGAAGCGGAAATGATATCGTTGACATTCGGCAGATACGTTGTCCAGGTACCGGTCAGACGATTGGTCTTCGCCGCGGCATACTGCATGGACCGCCCGGAGAGGATACGGCGATGGCGACGGAGGGCCACTTCGTGGGCGATGGCGGCGGAATACCGGTCGGCAATGCGGTTGGCAAGGGCCATGAATCCGTTAACAATTCGCCTCATCTTCATCGGCTTCCTCCCTGTCCGGCGTAGGTGCGGGTAACAACGGTGCCCTGCTCGATCGAGTATTGCTCGTACAAGTCGTTCAGGGCGGCGCGGATCTCCTTGAGCTGTGCCCGGATCAGGTTCATGTCTCCCTTCCCGAGCTGCTGCGCTTTCAGGCATTCGGTTTCGGCTGCCTCGTATTCGGCGATTCTTTCGGCGGTTGTTTTCACTCGAGTGGCCCCTTTCTTTTGGGACCATTATAAGGGCGGTTTTTCGGCCTTACGGAAATCTGAGGGTTTTTGAGGTGTTTTTAAGGGTTTTTTGGGTATTTTTTAGGTGTTTTTGGGGTATTTTTAAGGTTGACAGGGTAAAAAAAGAGGCCCCGGAAAGGGGCCTCAGCAACTCAACTAATCGATAGATTTCGTTCAAACTTATCTTAATGCCATGATACGAGTTCTATCTTCTCTAAAAAGGTTAACGCATTATCGAGGTCGCCATCATCAATCGACCAGCCAAGTTGTTTGGCTTTATTCTTGATGGTTGCCAGATTGGCATTGCCTCCTTCTCGCTTAAGGATAATGTGCGCCTTTGCCGCCATGGCGAGTTCCATATAACCTAAATCACCGGCTGCTTTAATTTTATCCGCAATCGCCGACATTCTGTCCCATTCGCCATGAAAGAGTTTCTTCTTCCGCTCCAATAGCTTTTGGCCATCATCTGTTAAGGAGTAATCATATTTCATCATCTCAAAGCCCTGGCTGCTATAGCCATATACGCTCACGTATTCTTTTATAAAATTTAATTCCTTTAATTCAGAGTTGGCTGCGGCGACTTTCGAAGAATAAGGACCATAAAAATGGGGTGCGTACCCCATATCTTCTTCCGTAAATACGGATAAAAAATACACAATCTTCTGAAGAGCCGTGCGACCCTTTATTCCTTGGTCTGCGAATACACCGTGGGTAAATAATACAAAATCACGTGTCTGCATTTTTAGCTCCTTGGAAAAAATTCTCAATTTCTTTGGTTATGACATTGTCCATGGCTTGATGGAACTTCGCCCTTGCATTAGTTGTTTCATACATTATCGGAGCATATATTTCAATAAATGCCTGATTGAGTTTTTCATTGATGGAGTTAAAGAGAGTCGATTCCTCTTCAAAAGTCGAGGGAGCTTTGAAGCCTCGGTCAACGGTAATAGATGCTTCATCATTCCTGGACATTTCGCGAGCCGATTTAATTGAGTAAGCATTAACAATAAGAAAAGCCGGATTGTCTGAAAAACACGTTACTCCTTCGTTTTGAGAGACAACACTGCGAATTGGTTCCCATAAGTGAGATTCAAGTTCTGATCTCATCTCTTTGTTCATTGGTTGAGAAATGCCAAAAAGCGAATCCCGGCAGGTTTCTGACAGTTCCTTAATTGGTTTTTGATATATTCTTTTTAATAAATTTCTATTCTTCAAACAGGTTAAAAGCGTGTGACATTCTTTTCCTTTGAAATGATTATCAGTTAAAACCACCATGAATTTTGAATCGTCCCAGCTGAGATATTCGTTCAAATATTCAGAATTGTCAGGTTTATATGTATAGAGTTTCTGCAATTCTTCGATGTGATCATGATCAATTCCTCGATTAATGGCCCGGATCAACATTTGATCGGTTATCAGCCTTACACGGTGCCGATAAACTTGGTTTGTAATATAATACTTGGCAAGAACGAATTGTTCCAGAGCATGAATGCCGTCTTTGCCGATCCTCAAATGTTTGTCATTGATCTCATCCTCTTTCGATTTTAACTCTCGATGTAGCTGGCTTAAATCAAATACACCATACTTTACACCACAAAAGTAACTATCCCTGAGAAGATAATCCTGTTTATCAGCATCGATCGGTCCTGATACGATGGAATGCAGTATAGGATCACCATATCCGGATGCCAGAATCTTAATAATCTTCTCCGGATCAGTTCTCCGCAGATGTCTGTTTAACTCTTCGTTGTTTCTAATAATATCGGCTGTTATGGCTTCATGAATCTTGTAGGTATTTTGGGATGTGGCTCGATCTGAATAAATTTCGAGAATATCTTCAGAGATATGTGAAAATGGTCCATGCCCTATATCATGAAGCAAAGCACTGAGGCGTAGAAGGTCCTTATCCTCACGGGAAATATCAAGTGTGGTAGCCATCCGATCGGCGATATGACAAACGCCCAACGAATGTTCAAATCGTGTGTGCAATGCACCTGGATAGACCAAGTTGGCAAAAGCAAGTTGGCGAATGCCTCTCAATCTTTGGAATACGGACGTGTTGACGATCTCAGCTTCGATTCCGGTAAGGCTGATAAAATTAAACACCGGGTCTCTAAATTCTCTTGGTTCGCTCATTCAGAAAATCACCTAATATTTTTTACAACCGGCATAACAAAAAATCCTACCGAGAATAGATTCGATAGGATTTGTATTCTTTATGCATGGCACTTCCCCCAGATATCCATATTATTCCATGCTTACAAACAGACTGTTTAAGAACTTAACGATTAGCCTTATAGTTTATTTTGCGATGCGGGTCAACGTCGTTTTACCCTCTTTATTGTCTTATCAGAACTTTTCGTCGTCACTTTTTGAGATTTATCCTCCGTTTGCCCATTGTTTCCGGATACGAATCCGACGTGCCATTTTTTTATCAGTACTTTATCACTTGTCCATTGCCCTCTGAGTTTGCGTGCGGGAAAGTCACATTCTTTGATCAGAGAGATGATCGTCGATTCCGAACACTGAAGATTGATACTTCTGCAAAACTCCCTGATTGATGTCATTCCGCCCAATGCTGTCGTTTCTTCCACTCTTACCACCTCCGGTTGTCGTTATGTTTTGCACGTCTCGGGCGCGCTGGTCTTTGTTCCTCTTCCTGATTTTCCTCCATCTGCTTCGCCACTTCCGCCAGGAGACGGAGACCGCCCCCGGGGAATTCCATCTCTACACAGGCACCCGCCAGGCATTCTGAATCGATCAGGTGGTTCGGCCGCTGATGTTCGTTTACCCATACTTCGTTTCCACGCTCATCGACCTGCTTCTGTTCCGCCAGGATCTGGGCCGCATAGTCGGTTCCCGTGCCGGCATGCAGAAATGCAGCGCCGGGAAGGTCCCGGGTGTCGGGTTTCGCCGCGAGCTGAAGGCGATAATGAAACTGGTCTTTGGCCTTGTCCGTATCGACAATAATCAGCCGCAATCCATCGGGGAGCTTCTTCCCGCTGGGGGTGGACAATATTTCATTCCCGATGTGCAGCATTCCCGGAAGGGGCGTACTCGATCCCTTTGCTCCCCAGAGAGCGGACCCACCGCGGCCTCGGTTATTAATCAGCCAGAAATATGATTCTTCCGTCATGGACATATCATCATATTTCTTTCCGCCGCCCGTATCCAAGAGCGCCCGGAAGATACGCATGGATCTTCCGGTGTTTCCGACCGGGTAAGTCGTCTCAAAAAGCAATCTCTCAACATCAAACCAGGTTGCAAGAAATCCATAGTGGATATTCCAACTCGTCAGCATAGACGACCAGGCCCGAACAACGAACCAGAATCCGCTTTTCTGACTGTCGATACCACACGTCAGCGCCAGAGCATCTTCCGGAACGACCTGGGCAGGTAAATCACATCTGGCGGAAAGGACCTCGTCCTCATCCTTAGATATGATGATTCGCTTCCATGGTTCGGCGGCGTGCTTGTTGTGGTGATCCTTGAATTGGTTCAGATCCTTCTGGCCTCGAAGGAACGAAGCTGCGGGGGATGAAAGCGATACGAACCGGGACAGCCAGGACGGAATGTGGAAGCCGATTTTTATCGGCTGTTGCATTTTCAGGTATTCCGTTATTTCCATATTCATTTTCCGGTCCCGCCAATGTCCATATCGGACGGCTGTGTCCCGATCGTAATCGTTCCATTGGACCTGACAATGGGGACATTCGTACCAGGCCAGTTTTTCCGCTTCGATGGTTTCCGGATCCTCGGAATGACATTTACCATCCCGGTCCGGTTCCGTCCTGTGAGTCCATTTAATCTGACTAAAGACCATTTTTTGCATCTTCCCGCAGGCCGGACATTTGACCCAGTAATCGAAAACCACCTGAGCCTCTTTTTTCAGGGCTTTCCAGATATACCCTTCCTCCGTCGTCGGCGTGCTGATCTTCCATATTTTGCAGTTATGCCGGTAGGTGATTGTCCGCGCTTCGCCCAGGGAAATGGGATCCGTTTCCTTTTTACCCGCGACGGCCGGGTATTTATCCGTCTCATCAAAGATAACGTAACGAATCGGCTTATTCGCCAGCCTTGCAGCCGATCGCGCCCAGGCCATGTAAATCGGCATATGCTGCAGGCTGATTTTGGACATCGAATTATCATCACCGATACCGGTCATATAGCCGCGCAGTGTTGGGCTTTGCTTGATCATCGGCTGGATACGGTCCTGGTTATTTTCCCGAGCTGTCATTTCATCCGGATAAACGCAGAGGGCAGGTCCCGGGTCGCGGTCGATGGCATACCCCAGGCAATTCAAAATCGCTTCCGTGCCGCCAACCTGGGGAGCCTTGCAGATGATAATCGTCCGGACAGATGGAAAAAACGAGGCGTCCATGATCCCGGCCAGGTAGGGCGTTACATCGTTTTTCCATTTGCCCGGCAGGACCGACATGGTGACATAACGGTGCTGCTCAGCCCACCGGGAAACAGGGATCTTCTTGCGTTTACGGAAAACTTTCCGCTCCGGCTCCGAAAAACGGACGCGATGACGGATCTCCCCGGGTCTCTCCAGGATCGACGGCGGAAGCCACGGCGCGGTGCGGGGGATGTGGATGGTGGTCAGCATTTTAATGGTACCATCGATAGTTTTTTGAGCAAACTCTTTGCTTTTGTATAATCCGACTGTGGATCAAAGCTGCCACATCCGCCCGGAAAATCAAAGATTTCCTTTAGCTTAACGATACCGGTTTTAATAACAGTCAAAGTGCATAGCTTATCGTAAGAATATCTGTCCCATTGACTACGCACCATTGGATGAGCATATGGTGCAAGCGGGCACACTCGACAAAACATATCGTCAACATCATCAGAATATGCCAGATGGTCATCGCATAGCGGCAAAAATGATCGAACGCGCCACTCATCAATCATCGCCAAAAAAACATGATCAATCATCTTGGGATATCTATCCATGATCCTGTTCATCTTCTCCATCCTGATCCGCCTCGACGACGACCTGAAACTCTATCTGACGGGCATATCCATTGATATGCTCATCCAGATCACGGCTCATAAGATTGATCAGGTCTCCCGTTTTTTTCATGTCCCCGCCCATAGTCCGGATCCATTCCGCCGCTCTGGATTGAATCCAGTGCCTGAGACCCGCATCCAGAATCCCAGCCCGCGTCGCCAGCTCGATTTCCAACTGTTCTCGCGGGATGTATTTCTCCTGGTCTTTTGCATAAGCGAATGCTTTTCGCTTGTGATCTATTTCAAGGTTTTCCAGCTCGATTTCCAACTTCTTCCGCTGCAGCTCGTCTGTCTTCTCGCTAATCTTCTTTCCGGTCGATTTCTGCTTCAGCCAAGTTTTGGCATATTTATCTACATCCTTTTGCCGATAGCTCCCATCAACCGACGGCAGGATTTTCCCCTGCGATTGGTGCCGGTACAAACTGGTTTGTGTCACCTTCCAACCGGATCCGGCCAGATAATCCAGGACATCGGCGACGGTTTCAAACCTATCGCTATTTTCTTCTCCGGTGATCTGTGATTCGAATTTCTTCATGGCTGCTTGCGCCGTCTCCCAATTCCGGAGATTCGTTGCCGTTGATGACTTCTGATATTCGACGGCGCTGTTCACCATGCCATTGAACAACAGGATCCCCCTTTTCCGGATTTCGTCCGGCTGCCCGTCGATCAGTTTTTCAAAAGACGCTTTGTCTATCATCTCCGTTTCCGGACCTACGTATGTTTTCTCTTCCATTTACATGAGGCTCCTTTTCTGTTAATGACCCTCATGCGGA